TCACTGAACAGGATGAAGAAGAGGAAGAGCCTAAGCATCATATTATTATGGCCTTCTCTCAAGCTCTTTGTGCGGCAAGATCCAGAGGAAATGTGGTAGATACTGGAAATTTTATTTATTTTCAAAATCTAGGTATTCCTTCTTGTATGGCGCAGTTAGACATTGAAGCATTCTTGAAAGAATGCGAGACTAAACTTCGAGCACATAGTGCTATTGGAAATGAAGTTGTTCCAGAAGAATTTAATTCATGGGAATGTAAATTTCTTCGTGACATGTACAGTAAGTATAAAAAATGTCCAGCTGCTTTTGCAAAAGAGAGAGGACTGTTACCGGACATGTCAAAAATAACAACTCTTGGGTATGTGGAGAAATCAAATGGCGCTGTTTAAGTTTAGACTTACATCGGGACAACAAGCCCCTCCAGGCAACACAGGCAGGGCTCTTGCAGGGGATTGGATTGTATTAGAGGCTGATTCCTGGCCTGCTGACTTTAATGATGTTTTACACTCTCCTTTAACCGCAGCAGAAGTAGCAGAAGATTCTTCTGATGCTAGAAAAACAGCAACAGCTCTTGCAACTCTTGATAATGTTTCGGGGTTAGACATAATTGTAATATCGGTAGCAAAACTCGTAGAAGCTAACATGATAAGTCTTCGTGATAGTTCCACAATCACTGAACGTACCGACGCTGCTACCCTTGCTGAAGTTAAAAGACTTATGAGTGCAGGTACAGGGCGCTAAGGAATGAATTAATGTCATTAGTTTCAATAAATTCCAAAGTACTGATGATTGGTGGGACTGAAATATTGATTGGCCCTGATTTAGATGACCAAGATATTTCGTCTATGCGAGTTACTAGGCGAACTACTTCTATTTTAGCTAGGAAGCCCTCAAAAGGTCTCTTCCTGGGGATGATTACATTAATAATTATCTTGTTTTAAGGACTTATTAGATGGCAGTACCTCCTCAAGTGTATCCACTGGTTACACCCTTTACCTGGGTAGGGCGTGAGGCGATATTAGGAGTCTCAGGTACTTTTGCAGGTGAAGCAATTGCAGTAGAGTATAGCGATGGAACAAATTGGGTTCCAACGTCTGTAAGTGGGGATCCCGGATATATTACTGTAGCTGGATCGGCCGTAATTACTTTATCTCCTGGCTTAAGTTGTCGGCTTACGAATTTTGGTTCTGGGGATGGAGCAGGTCTTATTATTACGTTAGCAGATATTCCTCAAGCATCAAATGTAGGCAGTAGGAAACTAGAAGAGGTGGCTTAAGATGGTTGATATTGTACCAGATATTCAAGGTATAGCGAATACACTAGAGCCTTTTAATAAAAGGAGTAGTTTAACTGGATTCTCTAATATTCGGTTAACTGATTACTCTGGTGCAGTATCGGTATCTGGGCCTCAAACTAGAGATATTCCTTTAACAGACTCTAAGTTAGTTAAAGGTGCTTGGTATCGTCTAACTGAATCTCAAACTAGACAACTTAAGTTAGATCCCACAATTACACTAGTTAGAGAGCTTTTAATTTCTCCAGCTATTGCAACTCCTTGGACAGTAGAGGAAAAAGAAGGAGCGCCTAAGGGGGCCAAAGAGGCACTACAACAAGCATTCTTTCCACATAGATTGACATTGATTCAAAATGCTTTTTTTGGGTGCATAGATAGGGGATGGGCGCCATTTGAAGTAGTGTGGGGATTAGATCATGAACAACGAATCGTACCCGTTTGGTTTAAGCAGCTTCTCCACGAATGGACAGATATTTTAGTATATGTGAATACGGGGAAGTTTTTTGGGTTTGTTAATGCCCCTATTGGCATGTCTGATATGGTTACTATAGGCCCAGATCAAGCATTGAATTTTAACTTAGAAGTTGAAGGGACTGATTGGTATGGAATTAGTTCCTTGGGTAAAGTTTATTCTACGCAAAAGAATTGGCTAGATGTCAATAACTCTGCTAATGCCTTTGATCAGAAGATAGCAGGTGCTCATTGGATTATTTATTATCCAGTAGGACAGACTCCCTTTGGGCTTCCAGGAGAAACAAAAGAAGTAAAAGACAATGCTGAAATTGCAAAGATTGTTTTAAGTACCCTTGAAGCTAATGGGTCTACTGCCATACCTGATGAAGTCCAAGAGTGGATGGATGACGATATTGATAAAACTGTGAAAGGGAAATGGCGAGTTGAGCTTCTTTCCGCTGGAAGTAATATCAATGCTCAATTTACAGACAGACTAAAGTATTTAGACAATCTTAAAGTTAGAGCATTTGGAATACCTGAACGTGCTATCTTAGAAGCTAAATTTGGAACTAAAGCGGATGCTGAAGCACATGCAGATGCGGGAATATCAAATATTGACAGGAAGCATAGACTAATCGTTGATCAAATTAATAGTGGTCCTGTTAATTCTTTTCTTCGATTTAATTATGGTGAGAAGTTTGAAAATTCTATGTGTCTCCAAGTTAGTCCTTTGATTGATGCAAGATTCTCTTTATTGAAGGATGCATTTAGTAGGATATTGCAAAATGGCGATGCATTGAGTGGGATGGTAGAGATTATTGATGTGCGTGCAGTGACTGAAGAGTTAGGTATTCCTTTACAGCCTGGAACAGGACAATTAGAGATGTCTGAACCAGAGCCCGCCAAGCCCTTTGAAGGAGATGAAAGTGGACTTAGAAACACGTATTAAGACAGTAGAAGACATTCTTCAGCACGTCTGTAGGAGTAGAAGACTTAATAGTGTTAAACAGTGCCTATTAGACTCCTTAGATGCGTCTATTAGAGGTCGAGAGGAAAAGCCGGTATTTGAATCAGTGAACACAGTAAAAGAAGATGCAGTAAAAGAAGATACAGTAAAAGAAAAAATATTCTTTCCAAGAGCGTCAACGCAAACTACCTAGGCGAGAGTAATTATGGCTGACGGTGACTACTACGGGAATGAAGCTGATGTTTTTAATATATTTGGTCAGGAATCAGTAGAACGTTGGTCAGATGCTGATAATAACGGAGTAAAAGATGGGACTAGGATTGACTGGTCCCTGTTTATGTCTAAATCTATCATCGATGGTAGATTTCGAGAAGGCCCTTATATTCCTCCCTTTGGAGTAAGAGGCACTGCTGCTGATCCTACAGCAGGAACAGTAGAAGCCATTATGCAATACCTATCAGCATCTATTGCAGGTGTTATTTTATATGACACGCGAAGAGTTATAGATTCTGAATCAGAAGACGCAGTTGCACAGCAGAGAAAGAATGTAGATAAAATGATTTCTCAGCTACTTACAGGACAGTTGAAACTTAGTCAGACACGTATTGGCGGGGCCGTACCTTTTAATATTCCGATTAGTTCAGCAACAACTACGCTTTTGGTTGAGCCTACTTGGTTTAACGGATTTAAGCTATAGGAAAGAATTATGCCGTCTGTAAAACCGAAAGAATCCCTTAGTAGTTTCTTAGATCGAGCTGTTCCTCTTATTATTTCTGATGAAGGAATGAATCCTAGACAAGCTGTAATTAGGGGGACTGAGGTATATAGACAGCCTGTAAAAGCTACAGAAGCGTTAGTTCTTGGAGGTATTGGGGATTTAGATGAAATACAGGCTATTGATGATTTTACATATGAAAAAGAAATTATGTACCCTGGTAACTTTACTAAGGAAGATTTTTCTTTTAGTACAGATAAAGCTACTGTGGATCATTGGGCAGGAAAAGTAAAAGAGTTTAATGATGCCGAAATAGAAATACCTATCACTAGCGAGCATTCGGAAGCACCAGAAGCTAGACTAGGGTCTATTGTTGGCGCTTCAGTAAAGAAAGATTCTCGTGGAAGAGATGGTCTTTTTGTTAAAATGAAATTTGTAGATAAAGAGTCTGCGAAAATTGGTCTTAAAAACCAAGTGAGTCTCTATTCTCCAGCCAAGTATAAGGATTCTCGTAAAGTAGAGCATGTCTATCCAATTAGACATGTTGCTGTGACTAGTTACCCCGTGGTAACGAAACTTGACGGCTATACTCCTATAGCGGCTAGTTTTTCAAAACCCCAAATTGAGGATGTAACGATGGTGAAGATTTTGGAATTGGCCGATGGTATCGGCCTCAAACTTTCTGAGAAGACAAGTGAAGATGCTGCATCTAAAGCGATCTTGGATGAAGTTAAAGGTCTGAAAGACCGAGTCACTTCATTGGAAGCTGTTAAAGCTGAGCTTGATACGCTGGAGCTTTCGTTTAAAGGCTATAAAGCTGCGAATCCTCCGAAAGCTGCTGAAATTCCAGTTAGCGATGCTATGCTAAAAATTGTTGAGGAGAATAGAGAACTTAAACTTTCTCAACTAGTGCAACACTCTAATATTTCTCCAGTAGTCAAACAAAAGATGCTTGAGAATTTCTGCACTAAAGATGGAATCTCATTGGTTCTATCTCAAAACCATAACGATGGGTTTGACACTTTTATTGATATTATGGCAGAAAATAATATCGTTGAATTAGGTGGAAAAACAGGACCACAGACTTTGACACTCTCTAAAAGTGATGCTGAGAAACTTAAGGGTACAGAAAATGATCCGTATCTTTTGGTAAATCGCATTCCTTCTAAGTAACTAAACTAAACTTATTTATTTTCAGAGGAAGAGAAACTATGGCTACAAAGACTATTCCTAGTCGGGGCGGTGACTTTTTGTTGCATATGGAGTCTGCTGCTACCTGCTTTGCAACTAGCACTATCTCCAATACTACAGGAGCAGCACAAGATTTAGCTGATGTAGTGGGTTATCCAGTTAAAGGAACAGCCCCTGCTTGTGAGTTGGCCTTAGATGCAGATCAAGCTAGTATTACTGGTTGGATTATTCAAGGGCGTCCAATCGTTGCTCTTGCTGCTACATCTGGAGAAACAGATGTTGCAACTCCCTATACCATTCTTAACAATACTCCTGCTGTAATTAACCAAGCTAAATGGCCTGCAACAGATGCGGCTGCGGCTGCTTGGACAGGTGGAGTAGCTGCAATTGTAACGAAGGCAGAAGCTCTTGGTTATGTTGTTAAGGATGAGCCTTCTAAATTTACTACACAGTCTACCTAACTCCTTTGACTGGGCAGTAAGGATGTTTCCCGCATCTCCTAGTGCGTGTACGTGTGTAACCTTACTGTCCAGTTTTTCAATCTTTAAGAAATAACGGAGATTCTAATGCCAGCTATTGATGTTTTTGATTCTAATGCATTTTCTATGTTTAGTTTGACTGCGGCAATTAATAAAATGCCGTATCAACCAAAACTCTTAGGATCCTTGAACCTATTCAAGGATGTTCCTATTCGTACACTCACGGCTGCAGTTGAAGATAAGCAAGGAACTCTTTCTTTGTTAGTTTCGGCTGCTCGTGGAGATAAAACTAATGCACGTTCTCAACCTATCCGAACAATTCGGGATTTGAGAATTCCCCATTATCCTCAAGTTCAAACTATTCTTGCGGATGATATTCAGGGTGTTAGATCTTTTGGTTCCGAAAGTGAACTCGAAGGTATCGCAGATGTTGTAAATCAAAATTTAAGTGGAATGCGTGAGAATCATGAAACTTCACTTGAGTTTGGTCGTTTAGGTGCTATCAAGGGCACTATTGTTGATGGGGATAACTCTACGACAATTTATAATTTGTTTACGGAGTTTGGAACTTCTCAACTTACTCAAACCTTTGATATGGGTGCGGGTAATGACGATATGAAGTTGAATGCTCAAGCAGTTCATAGGGCTATGGCAACTGCATTAGGTCAGACGGCATACACCGGTATTATTGGAATTTGTGGGGATCGCTTCTTTGATGCTTTAGTTTCTCATGCCAATGTTACGGATGCTTTTACTCGATGGGTTGGATCAGATGGGTCCGCTGGGTCGTATTTGCGACAACTTCAATCTGGTTCTGAGTATGCCGCGAATATGAATGGTTTTCCTTTTGCTAATATCTTTTGGATTAACTATCGTGGGTTAATCGGAGATGTTACGTTTGTTGCAGATGATAAATGTCATTTCGTTGCAACAGGCGTAAATGACCTTTTCCAATCATATATGGCTCCTGCTAATTTTATCGAAACGGTAAATACGCCGGGCCAAAAGATGTATGCTAAACAGCAACGTCTTGATTATGATGAAGGTGTTGAGCTGTTTACACAGCATAACGTCTTACACGTGTGTACTCGTCCGCGTTCTCTTATTGAAGGAACTGCAACAAACATCCCTGCAACTGTGCCTGCATAGGTTTTAGTATTATTATGGTGTTGTGGGTATTGCTTCACTTCTCCCGTCGTTTTTGGAGTTTTGGACTTTTTCTTCTTAGACGGCGGGAGGAGTCTTTATTACGTTTATGTTAGATATAAAAATAGATGTTAAGCACGCTGAAATTGAGTTTAAGGTAGCTTCCAACGCACTCAGTGGTCCAATTTCAAAAGATATATTGACTGACGTAGGTCATACGATGATTGCCTATTTGCGGAAGAGATTTCGGGAGGGCGGATTCGGAACCTGGCCTAACTTACAGAAGAAAACTGTTGATATTAAAAAGGCTATAAAGGCCCCTAAGCCAAAGGCTATATTAAGGGAGTGGGATTCTCTTTATGCTGGTCTAGAAAAAAAAATATCGGCCCAAAGGAGCCCTATTCTTACTGTTGGATATCTCACTGATAGAAGGCATAGATCTAAACATCGTAAAAAACCTACACAGTATGATACTGCGCGTAAATTAGTTACGCTACATGCGCAGGGCGCAAAACATCTAAAGCAGAGACCAGTTATAGCCGCGTTGATGATTAATAGGGAAGTCTTCGCTGATACACAGTTAATGGTACAAATTAAACGTTCTTTTCAAGCTGCAACTAAGAAGTATTTACCAAGGTAAAAGAATGACTATAGCTTTACCTAACGAGTATGATAATCCATATACTATAGTCCACAATAAACTATGGGAAATGGCGGAAGCCAATCATATACTAGAAAAATGGTTAGATAAGGGCAATAAAGAAAAATTTGATAAACGAATAGGTCAAAAAAAGTCTATCAGTACGGCAGATATGCCTGAGCTGTTGTTAGTATCTAGGTCCACATCGTATGACTTAAAGATATCGACATCTGCAACAAGGTTATCCAAGGAATACGTATGGGGACTTGCAACAGGAGATCAAAGACTTAATAGGGTTTTAAATCAGATTTCATGGGAACTATTTAGAGCAATGGCAAGCTGGGAAAATCATCTCTGTGGGACAACATGGAACGGAAAAAGATTTGTTCTGCAAGCTGTATTAAGTAGTTCTGAAGATTCTCCTCCTGGAGATTTATCTACTACAGAAAAAGGCATACTTGGTTGGACTTCTATATTGACTATGGAAGTGCAAATGCAATTCACTACAGAGGATTTACTTTTGTAAGTAACCACTCATTAGAATGAGGAAATACTAATGGCAGCTATTTCAGGCAAGCGTGGTGCAGTAGACGGACAGGGGACTGTGAAAAATTGGAATATTGGAATTCAATCTAATCTTCCAGCGTATAGAGCTAGTAATACACTATTAGGTACTGGAAGAGTTAGAGGGATTCAAGATTGGTCAGGGTCTTTTGATCAAATTACTAGTGGGCCTACATTGTTCCCAGGGGAAACGTTCACATTCAAAGGATTTTGTGGGCCATTAGATCCAACAGGAGTTTCTCCACGTGGTACAATTTGGGAAGGCACTGCAATTGTTAGTGAGGTCGCTATTACGTGGGACTGGAGAAATAATGAATTAGTCAGCTCTACAATTTCATTTGAATCGGCTGGACCTTTAACTGTTTTAGATGATCAAGGCGAGATTGAAGATCTCACTATTCCCGACTTAGAATCAGTATGCGGGTTAAAAGTTGAATATTATAATACGGCTGATGCCTGGGTAGTATGGCCTAATGTTGCTAGTGTGAATTTAAGACTTCGTTCTGAAAACCCTACATTTTCAAACTCTAGTACTATTTCTGCCGGAAAATGCTATGTTAGCAGAACACAAGGGCCTTTGGATTTTGACCTTGATATTATGGAAGACAATGAAACGTTAGAAGACCAAGGAATTTCTATTGCGGCGAATGTAGGAGATGATGTTGCAGTCCGAGTTTATGTAGATGCCACTAAATTTTGGGGGCTTACATGGTGTAAACTTGATGCTGTTTCCGATTTTACTGTGGATATTGAAACAGGACGAGTTATAGATAGAACGTTGAATTTTAAGATGAACGGTTTCGTAGATGGAGCTGTTGGTAGCGTCTATGATCCCATTCCCGCCTTAAAATGGGGAACAGCCCCATAAGGCCCTAGTCTCGTACCCCCCTCCTAAAGGAATGTCATGTCTGATATAAAAGTCCAAAAACAGAGTGACCAACACGTTGAGTCTCAAATTCTTACGAATGCAGATTTCCCTATTAATCTTGAAGGTGATGAATACTTAGCAAAAGCACCTACAGATCGAGATTATGTTGAGTTAGATGTGTGGGTTAAGGCACAATATCTTAGAATGGTTAAAGGGGCTGTTGATCTTTTAGAGCCATCAGAACGCTCTGAATTTATGAAGGAGGCAATGTCTACAGTGGCCCATGTTCGATGGGCTAATGACCTTGGTCTTTCTTTTATTAACTCTCCAATCGGTCTTGCAAAAATAGCTTTTTTAATGTTACGTAAAAACCATCCTAGGTTAGATGAAGGTTGGTTAGGGGATGCTATGAAGAAGGCAGGAAACCTTACAGAGGTAGCTAAGTCTTTTAGTCACTTTAATGAATTAGCTGAATCTATACAGGAATCTAATGAGGGTGGAGGATCGGCAAAAAAGTAACAAAATCCGAGGTATATAGAGCGTTAGCGGAACGCTATCACTATACCCCGGAACAAATTTCAAACATGTCTCCTGCCCTACAGTCTCTTTTATTGGGTAGTCAGGTAGGTAGATATAGAAAGTTTAAGACAGTAGAAGAATATGCCCGATTTAAAAATAACCGTAGGCAGTGACGTAAGTCAAGCCATTAGTGGACTGAGTCAAGTAAGAGAAAAGATCGCCCAGGTGGTGGCTTCGGGAGAAGGTCTTAGGGGCTTGGTCGCGAAAATAGAAGGGGTGGAAAATATCGCCAGGGGTTGGAAGATGCCTCTTCCGGGTGGGCAACAATCGAACGCGATACTTGAGTTAAAGGAAGCAACAGAGGCATTTCAGAAGTTTCAGGTATCCTCGACTCCAGAAATACAAAAGCGGCTAAAGCCTCTTTTAGCTAAGATGAAAGGGGTTGGGGATCCGAGCCAGGCTTCGATGAAGGGCCTAGAAGAGATAAATAAACATTTCGCGGAAACGATACTTAAGATAGGGGAGGGAAGTATAGGAGGGAAAGAGACTTCCGAAGAAACAGAGATAAAGAGATTGATGAGTAGCGTGCTTCTTGCAGGGGAAGGTGTCGTACGTCTTGGTGAGGAGCAGGGAGCCGTCAGTCCACAGCTCCAGCAAATGATCCAGGGTCTGATTGCGAAAGAAGTTAAAAGATTGACGAATCTTCAGAAAGCAGGCAAGGCATATCTTGATCCTAAGCAGGTAGCATTTGAAGAGTTCGAATATGAAAAGAAATGGGATAAGAGGGGGGCCATAGGGGAGGAAGTATTAAAGGAAAAGAAGCGTGTCGAAGCATTGACTGCTGCGTGGAAAAAGTACGCCGTAGCAAGAGGTCTTGTAAGTGCAGTAGAAATAGGTAGTGGAGTAGAAATAGGTATTGGAGGAGAAAGGGGTAGAGGCGATCTTACTAAAGAAGCGTTTTTTGAGAAGTATACGCCAACAGATGTGAAAGCGTATACGGAGGAAGACGAGTATAAAGACTTCCGCAAGAGCAAAACAAGACAAAAACGGCGTCTTGAGATGATGGAATCAAAAATTATTAAAAAGCCCCCTATACAACCAAATCTCGAAACATTTCCTCCGATGTATGAGTTAGAGCAGTGGTATAAAACGAAGATTCTACCTGGAACGGATCCAGCATCTTCTTTAGTGGCCGAGACACCTGTATATAGCGAAGTAAAGCCACGTTGGGTTCCTACAGAGGAAGAAGCCAGACAAAAAAGGCCAGGAGAATATGGCATTAGAGAGACGCATCAGCGACTCCCAAGGGAGAAAGAACCAAAGGGTATACAAAAAGTTGGAAAAATTATAGACGATTTTTCTACTAAAATGCTACAAAAGGCTAATCCTTTACATAAGACAAATGCACAAATTAGTGATTCTGCTCAACTGTTTCTTGCTTTAGGTGGCATATTATCCCCCATTAGTCCAACGTTGGGAAGGATTGCTATGCAAGCAGGGTTTTCAGCCTTTGCATTAGGAGGTGTTGGAATTGCATTGACTGGAGTTACTCTTATGGCTGGGGCATCTTTACAGGCAGTAAAACTTTGGACGAGTTCTACCCTTACTTGGATTAAAGCTGCCCACAAAGCAGGCGCAATTACTGGAAATACTGCAAAAATATTTAAAAGCCTTGATAACTCAATGGATAACGTTAAAATAAATTTAGGAGTTACTTCGGCTGAGGCTTTCTCAGGTTCGGCGGCTTCAATAAATAGGCTTACAAGTTCACTGACAGAGATGGATAGTGGGCTAATGAAAGCCCAAGAGAAGATTGCTAGTTTAGCCGATGGATTATTGCTTGCAGTTACGCTACCTCTTGAAGCTTTAACAAGTGTGGATCAACTCGTGAAGAGAATGGCAGGTGATTACTCTCTCATGGGGGGAATGGCAGAGATTACAGCCAATATAGGTCTTGGGAATAGAACAAATGAACTCCTTATGTTCATAAGCGATATGGGTAGCATTATGGATCAGATGCCAACAGATGAATTTATTGATGGTCTTACCAAATTTGAACAGACTCTTCAATTATCTGGTGCAAATTTACGAAAATGGGGCAGTGGTCAGGCAATGCGTGGAGTAACTAAAGAAAACAGATTTGATATGCATCAACGTAATCTGGTGGGTGCGGTAATGAAGGGTGTTATGAATATTGACGAGGCGGCGAAAGTATCTGCAATAGAAAATAATAAATTATTTAAAAATGACTTTACTCCTACTTTGACTTCTTTAATGAATGCCTCTTCTGGAGTAGTAAAAGAAGTATTGGATCCTAATGAGCCAGGGAATAGAGCCATCGAAAAACAATTAACCGCGTTAGAAGCTATTAAAGCGGAGCTTGAGAAACAAACTGACCACTACCTAGGGGTGGATGATGATGCACAGAGATCGGAAATGATGTGGAGTGCTGGCAAAACCGGGATTAACCTCTTGGTTGGACAAAAAGTGCTATGAGTTTGAGCAATCTTAGATGCTCTAGGGGATTAAAATAGGGTTAATAACTAGCTTCCCTTAGTAAGTACTACCGATTTCAAAAAGTAAGATATTAAGGCTGTATCCATGTCTGCATTTTCCATAGTTGATTGTACAGAAAGAGCACATACTCGTACAGAGACATGGTCTCCTGAAGAAGGATTAACGTGCAGCGTAGAATTGCTGTTAGCCTGGGAGGATCGATATAAGCTTATATACGATCTCATGATGAATTGTTTGTCGAGAGGTTGGCCTTTTCCTAAGTTTTACATGGATCATCATATCCCTGTTCCTACGAATATAAATATTCGCCCCTTAAGAGGGCAATTCTATAAAGCTTCTCACCAAGGTATTGAGTATGAAACAGCGATAGCTAAGGTTACTTATAAGCCCTGGTGCCCCATACGCGAGACTGTTGAGTTTCAAACCCAGTCTATAAGGCTTGAACCTAAATTATTTACTTGGTCAAAGTCAGCTTATCCAGATGATGGACAACAGCCAACAGGTTTAGGGGGACTTACCCAAACTATACATAGGCTTATTCTTGTAAAAGAGTTCGACCTTATAGGAGGTTATCATCTTCAGGATGGTATTCCATATAATTTCTATGGGACCGAGGTTCCTACGGAGGATGGTAGTTCTGGGCTTACAGGTACTGTCCATGACAAGCCTTACACCTCGACTCTTGTTACTCAGAAAGGTACGGACTCCGAAGGCGGCGCTATAACTACAAAATTTGTCCGCTTCGCCGCAAATACGCTATTGATGCTAAACCCTATAATCATGGATGGTCCTATATTTAGAAGACCCATAATAGAGAATGATGACGGTTTCTTTGTGTCAGACTTCAATTTGTCAAGAGGTCAACGTATTAAGCTTAAATGGCTATTTCGACCGGAAGGGCATAATAAATTTTGGCGGCCTGAAAAGGAAAACTCACCGAGTCAATCCACGCGAAGAGATAAAAGAGGGGGCTGGGAAAGTCTGAAACTAAAAGGAGCGAATGAAGACTATGAGCCCTTTCCATACAAAACCCACACACCTTTTTTACCTGTAATGCCCGGCGATAAGGTCGACCCGAAGCTTTTGAACTTTAAAGCCCACTTCCCTGCTGAAATCTTGCGGGATAAAGATGGGGATGTATATGTACCCCCTTCTACCTCCTAATCCTTTCACTTAAAGTTAAATTTAAATGACAGGCACATTAAACTTTAAAGACCCTGGAGAATGGTTAACTGCTAATGAGTGGAATGAGGTAGTTAACGCCATTCAAGTCCTCGATGATCCTAATTTAGGTAGGGGGTGGTACGAGCCTTCTTTTACAGGAAAGTGGACAGGTACCGGTAATCTTAAACCGTACTCTATAGCTCAAATAAGTTTAGATTCATCGATTCCCTTTGTTGAACCCTTAGTTCAAACAATTGTAGACTATGATGAATCTTCTGTCTTTGTAACAAACGATGCACAGCTTGTTACAAACGGAGAAACTTTTACTGCTACCAAGATCGGACAGTTTGTAACTAAAGTTCGTTATGATATAACTGATCCTCCTGAGGTAGGAAGGACATGTGGCCCTAATAAGGGCAATGGTGATGTCTCGGCTACACGTACTGGGTTATTATGTGTATCTGAGCCCGATTCCGCCTCAACGCATGTGTATGTATATGGGACAGCGGGAGCCACATCCTCAACTAGTCTTGGATATCTGACTAGCGATGTTTTGCCTTCTTCAAAAAATACCGTGGCATTATTAGGAGAAGACTTGTTATTTACTGGAGACTACGCATATAATGTTATAAACGCCACAGGAGTAGTCCTTAAGTCTGCTTCTGTAGTTTATATATTTGAAATGTCTAATTGGCCCCTTACATCGTTATTTGAGGGCACTGCTAAGCATACTATGTTTCCTGCCCAGCTACAAGATTGTGGCATAGCAAAAACTATATCCCCCTAGAAAGTCCAATATGGCAATCACTCATACTATAGCGGATGATACTTTAGTTAGTATTGATCCGGCAGACGTAAGAGGACCGTGGACTATTGAGTTCCCCCCGGCTCCCTTAGAAGGCGATGCTTTCATTGTTCGTTCCATTACAAGGGATGAAACAATGATTACCTTTGATGGTAATGGTCGTATGATTGAATTTACAGAAGAGGACACTAGCGCTCTTACGATTCCTTTGAGCATGAATGGTCGATCTTTATCTTTTTCGTATGCAGTTGAACGGGATGCTTGGATTGTAACAGCCGATTTATCTCCGCGTTCTGGACTTGCTCCTCAACCCGTTATATCTGCATGAAATGGCTTCAACCTTTCTTTATCATAGTAAAATATATCCTGTTGCCTCAGGTATATCCCCTACCCTTATATTTCCAGGGGGGACAGGGCATGCAGCAAATGCACGTAATGGAGATATGATAGGCGTAAGAGTGGGAGGAAGTCCTAGTTCTGCTGTTACCTTAGATGTAGGTGCTAATTTAATTGAGCATCATATTACAGGTAATACAGCTACAGGGGAGGTTCTTTTTACTTTACGAGAAACTTCTCTTATCTATATTTACAATCAGTATACAACTACTTGGATTTTAATTAACCTTGTTAACTTTACATATCCCGGAATTAATATCGCAATAGGATCTACTGAAATCTCAATTGGTGGAACGATTATTACATTGCCTGAATAACGTCCAATGTCAACAAAATTACGACTAATAGGAGGAGATAGAGTAGCTAGAACAGGAAAAGGAGGTATAACTCGAAGTACTCCTTGTTCTGATCCCCCTCCAATTCCTCCAACCTGTTGCAGTATAAGTCCACAGAGTAACCTGTATGCGGATATTACTGGGGGAATGTGGGACGGTGAGAGAGTAGAACTAAGTGGGACTATCAATCCTCATCTCGGGGGCTGGATAGGACAGACTAGGGCCAGAAATTGTGGAGCAGATCCTACAAATGATCAATTGATGGTGATTCATGTTGTATGCGATGTTGCTTCCTCTGAATGGATAGTAACAGTAACAGTTGCTGCTGACTGTCAGGCCACTGAAAGCCCTTTAACGATTCCTTGGGAATCTGGTCAATGTGCTTGTGATCCTAACGATATTAATTGTACCCCAGGAACTAGAGATTGTCCAGCAATATTAACAGGTCTAGTCTTTACCTTGACTGGTTCAGAATGTGGTACATGTGATGGACCCTTTACTCTAGATATACACTGCAATGCGGGAGTTTGTTACTTTTGTCAGGATGCAATAAATCTTCCACAGGTAATTCCTAATATAGAAGTAGACTTGGGCGAGGCCACTTATGACCCTATTGAGGGTTGCAAAGATCCAGAGAGAGAACTTGGTCTAGAGGATATCAATTGCTGTGATCAAATTAAAGGCTTATACACCCTTTCTGCTCATTCTAGCGCACCTTGTTGCTGGGAATTTCTTGAGTGGAAAAGCTGCCCTCGTCCTATGCATGATCAAGGTCTATATATTTCAGTATGCGGCCCTATTCAAATAGATAGCGGGACTTGGAGAGTTACGGCTCGTGTTTCATTAGGAGCGTTTAGTATAGAGGGGTGCTGGACTGATGGCATTTACGAAATAGATCTTCCTGGGTCTACACTCCCTGACTGCACTGAAATCTTTAAGGATCTAGTTCTAGAGCTGAGTACTTCTGATATTCCTACTACTGGCCAAGAATGTACCTTACCTCCCACATTAACTATAAACCTTTTAGGTGCAAGGCAGGTATGGGGAGCAGGCTTAAACGCATCTGGAACAGCCGGGAGTTTTGAAAATTCACTACTTGCAATAATTGATACAAGTAGTGACGCTATTCAAGAGCATGAAATCTTTAGTCAGGATCTTGTGGCGGATTTAACGTTACAATCGGGTATAGAACAATCCCATTCAACCCTTGATCAAACAGTATTTGCAGGCTCAGAGGCGATTGATGCTACAGGTTTAGCTATGCAAACCCATAGTACGTTCGATCAAGACTTAGTTGTGGACGTTTCAAAACAATATACAGGTGCTCAGAATCATACCACCTTTGATCAAGAAGGTGTAGCAATTATAGCTCCTTTAGCTAGTAGCGATGCTGCACAGGATCATGCTATTTTTGATCAAGATATCTCATCTACCACCGCTCTTGGTCTTCTTAGCGATGTAGCACAGGAATATTCTTCTTTTGATCAGACTGGAAATATTGTTAACCAGTCAATTATAACAGGGGATTCAGCTTTTTCAATATTTGAACAAGCGGCTTCTAGTATTAATGATCGTATAGCAGATATCAATAGCCACCAACGTACTCGTTCCCAAGATATTGTAGCAGACCTAATTGATATTCAAGGAAGTGTTGCTCAGTCGCAAACTACATTTGATCAAGATCTTGTAGCCCAAGGTTTAGTTATTATCCTTGATGGGTTGCCCATCCATAGTTCTTTTTCTCAGGATGCAGTTGCAGAGGGTGAGATACTTAATTTAGAGGGGGCTCAAACCTATTCATCCTTTGATCAAAGCGTTATTTCGGCTACTGAAAGAGCTGGAGATACAGCTCAAACACATTCAACTTTCAGTCAAGATAGCACTTCAGATGTTGCTTCAGATGCCGATATTATTCAAGACCATGCTGTATTCGATCAAGATCTGGCTGCCGATTTAATTGCAAGTACTGATGCAGCCCAAACGCATTCAACGTTTTCGCAAGAAGGTGATGCTTCTAGAATTCAAGTTACATTAAATGCAGATAGTGCTCAAAACTTCTCTATCTTTGAGCAAAGTAGTACAGTAGAACTTGAATTAAGGGTAAATGTAGATAGTCTTTATGCTAATCATTTACAAGGTCTTACTGCTGAACGTCATGCCCAGGGTACTATTGCCCAAGAGCATAGCACTTTTGATCAAGTAGGGGGAGCAACCATACTTCCTTTGTCCATAGCTAATAGTGATGTTGCTCAAACTCATAGCACTTTTGATCAAGCAGTAGATACTTTAATAGAGGTATCTGGGGATATAGCTCAAGCTTTTACAACCTATAATCAAGATCTAACGGGTCTTCTTTTTATTCAAGGTGATATTGCTCAATTACATTCTACCTACGATCAAGATCTAACGGCTGAAGCAGGGTGTTCTGTTAGTTCCTGTACTTTTGAGTGTAATGAGCTTGAAGAGGGGTGGTTCCAAATTGCTGATAACTGCTTCTCCGCTGAATGCGAATGTGGCCCAGTTCCTATTGAAGAGGTGTGTACCTCCGAGAGGTATGGGCAAACAATTGAAGTTGATTGTGTAGCTTTTTAGAAAAGGATAAAACATGGCTAAATCGATGGGAGTTGGTACTGTTCTTGCTACAGCAATGTGTGACGCTATTGCTGATGCTATTGATACAGGTGGAGGTACTGCTGTATTAAGAATTTATGGGGATACAAGGGCGCTGGATGTAGATACTGCTGTCGCTGCTCAAACTCTTTTGTCTGAGCATAATTTAGCTAATCCAGCATTTGGAGCGGCAGTAGATATCGGAGGAAGCTCACGAGCTACAGCTAATAGTATTTCTGATGATACTTCAGCTAACGCTACAGATACTGCAACATGGTTTAGGGTCTTTAATAGGGCTGGTACTCCTGTTATTGATGGGAATGTAGCAACTTCTTCTGCTGATCTTATTATTGATAATACGTCAATTACTTCTGGACAGACGGTTAAGGTCAACTCTTATACTATAACTGTTGCTGAAGTTTCTCCGTAAGTTTTTTAATTTAGGTAATAGAGGAATAAAGAATGACCACAGATACAGTAAAACTTGAAATAAGTAAACTTCAAACAGAATTAGATGCCCTAAAAGTAGATAAGGACTTAGCTTCAAAACGAGTTATAGAGCACAAAGCTTTACTAACTAATCTGTTTCAAGAGGAAAGAACCCTTAGTGCTCTTGAACAGATTGGTATTGATACTACAGGTATCAAGGTATCTAACGGCAAGATTACTCAGGCAGCACCCCGTTAATACTCTTATTAGCAATGAGTAATCTATTTAGACTGCCGTGGACATGTCCTTCTTGTGGCCATAAGGGGTATGTATTACCTGAAATAGCCGTAGAATGTAAATGCGGTAAAGTTAGTACAGCTCCACAATTACCAAGTTCACAGATGGGGAGAAGAATATTTCCTAAAGAGCCCTTAAGTTTAAAAATTCCACCGATGGAATTGGATGAGCATTTCTCATGAAAGTCCGAACGAAGTGAATACCCATAAGAACAAACCAGGAACTATTTTAATGCACTACTTCAGGGCCAGGAATATTAAGCCTACTTCTGGCTGTTCTTGTTACCCTTTGGCAGAAAAAATGGATAACAGGGGGCCTGAAGAAGTACTTGAGAACATAGAAAACTGGACTGATGATATGGTTCTTTCGGCTAAAGAATGGAGAAAAGGCTCAACAGGTGGGTGGTTACGCTTTATTGTACCTCCTAGAATAGTGGTTAAACATTTAATTGTCTGGGCATGTAACGAATCAATGGCCCCTTAGTAAAGGAATATTCTATGGCAGGCGAAATTTCAGTAACAGCAGCAGATGTCTCACTTAGTACTGGCAATGCTAACACCTCTAAACTTAGTGGTGTGGCTATTACCATTGGACAGGTTCTTTATGAAGATTCGTCATCTAAATGGCAATTAGCTACATCAAGTGGCACAGCCTTGGAGGCTGGATCGACTGAGATAGCTATTTCTCTAAATCAAACAGCAGGTACAGGGCAACTAATTAGTGTTGCTTTATCAGGAACTAAAGTTGCTTTTGGTACAGGTGTGCTCTCTGCTGGAGAGCTGTATGCTGTGTCTAATGCTGTCCCTGGAGGAATACAGCCCTACAGTCAAGCGACAACAGGAAATTATTCTTCTATTATAGGCTATGCTGAAGACACTAGTGTTCTTGTATTTGAAAAACTATTACATGGAGTAGTAAGACCGTAATGCTCTTCTTTAGAAAAAAGTCTCTATGGCTGGTAGTGTTTATTTTTACTGTTGTATTTATAGACAATATCACTGTAGACAAGGCTAATGGTCAATCTTTAGCTAACGCAGTCGCTGACCCTAGAACTCTTTGGTATAACAGATTCACACTTCCAGAAGTACAAGAGTCTTCAGGAACCCTATTTTATCTTGGTTACGACTTTAATGTGGGCCAAGCGGACAAAACAGGAAGCCCAAACAATGAACACCCTTGGCTACATACTGGTGGATTAGATAAATGCGGTGACGAGGTGACACTTAAAAGACTGCTATGGATTCCTCCAGAAACTAAGATTGATATCTTTATTGAAAGGAAGAGCGTAGAAAGTATTGGATTGGATTATTCACGTGTTGCTGGAACGTATCCAGAAGGAACCATTTCTGCTGAGTTTCTTTATGAGAAAATTAGATTGTTTGAAATTCGTGTACGTCAAAAGAAAGGAAGTAAGTGGGAAACTGATCAGTTAGAATTTGGTAAGAAACCAGTGGGGTATAAAGCAGTTGATAGCTGTATTGAATGTCATGAAGATATTGGTAAGCATGCTAAGACTTTTGATGTGAATCGTGAATGGCATTCAACGGTACGAGGTCTAGAAGTAGGTGGCCCTATTCAATGGCACCCTTGGTCTTGGAAAGAAGCATATACTAAACAAGGCAGGGGAAGTACTTTAAAAGTTAGACCTGAGGTTCAGCATTTAATTAATGATCGGAGAAGTCCATGATTAAACAGTTAGCGCTAGCTACTTTTACTATGCTAGTAGCTTCAATAGCTATGGCACAATCTTCGGCAGCAATTCAACTTAATGGCAAAGTCGTTATCATTGACGCCTCTAAGGCAACACAGGGCCATTACTACTTTGTATTAGTAATTAAAGCAGATGGAACCTCTACGTTTAAGCAAGCACAAAATATCTACCAAGTAATTCCCCTAACTAACTTTCCAAACCCAGACCCTGATCCTACTATTCCCCTATCTGAGCTAGCTAAAGTTGTCTTTGATGCAGCGGGGGCAGTAGTGGGAGATGAGGACCGTCCAGGCACAGCAGCTTCTTTAGCTACTTTGTATAACTTTCTAGCGACACAAATTGAAACAGGTAACTTATCTGGCGTAGATAATATCAGTAAAGTGGCTAAACTGGGCGCTGATGAGATTCTTAAGCCTAGAAAGATTACAGATAACTGGATGGCTTTTCGTTCTACTCTTAGTAATGAGATTGCAAAAAGACTACAGAGTCAAGAGCTACAAACGGATAAGGAGTGGTCAGAGTTTTTTAAACAGGTTCAAAAGGGTTTAAACTCGTCTGCAGGAGAAGGTACTGCTTTTAACTTAGCTAAGATGCTAGAACTGTTTAAACTTCTTCGGCAGTTAATAAAGACGCTTTAGTTTAAACCCCCTAACTATTAAAGTCTAAATATGGATCCTACTGAATATAAAAAGTTCCTACACCGTACTGGGCATTTCTGGCATCCCGGATTTCCAAATCTACATAATGTTACTAAGGATAATGTAAGTAGCCTTGATTTAAATAGTTCGCATATTCAGCAAGCCACTACTTCATTTCAACTGGCGGATGCAAATTTTAATGAGATATCACAGCTTCCTGTAGAAAGGGGAGGACACGCCAGGGAAATTGTTCCCGATGGAGATATAGGCCCAGTGACTGAACGAATGTCACAAGTAACTAGGTGCCCAATACCTGACTGGTCCCCGCCAAACGGTGTCACAATGCCGGAGTTTAGTATAGACCCTGAAACTCAAACCGAAATGGAGGCAGTTGTTGAGTCGATGCGTGAGAATGCAACAGGTAGAGGGTCTTGGCCAGTTCCTGGCTGTGACGTACAAAGGCCAGATAGAGCCAATGAGCATTCAGTACGTGTTAATATAGATACAACTAAAGCCTCTACACATCAGAAAGACATACTAAATAAAGTTTTAAAGCTAGTTGAAGCTTGTGAAGCTGAAATGGGTCAAAGTGTTCGTCACATTCTTAATGGTGATCCACAAGAAGCTGAGCACGATATACGCTTTGAGTTTATTGCAGGTGGGGTAATAGGGTTTAATTACTTTCCACAAGCAGGAACCTGTAATCAAGTAGTTAAAGGAAGATTAGATAATAGTTGGAATCAACCTGCCCTAATTACAGCAACCTTATTTATCCATGAGTATAAAGGACATGGGGATGGTTTGCGGCATACTAATGGGGGCATAATGAATCCCTCTATTCGCAACATCAATCCTTTATCTTGGAAAGGTGACCCACATGAGAAAACAAAAAGACGTTATTTCGGGGGAGACCCTATAGAAGGCACACCTACTTTTCCAATTCCAACGAATCCTACAAATAAGTTACCTGAGAAATTTACAGTTAGTGTTACTTCAAAAGAAGTACAAAAAGCTTTAAGAGAGGCTGGGTATATTATCATACCTAGACCCGAATTCTAAAGTGCCTTTACTAGTGAGGAAAAAATGCGTGCTTACACAAAATCCATCGTTACCGCTATTGCTACTGTTATAACTGTTGTTACAGCGATTGTTCGAGGGGATGCACCAGAAACTATTCCAGGGGCTACGGAAGCTTTGATTGGTTTAATTACAACAGCTCTCGTATTTCTCTTGCCAAATATACCAAAGGGGCCACGAATATAGTTAACTTAATGGCAATACCTTGAGTTAATAGCTCGGAAATAGTTTGTACTCTTTCGTCTATTTCTGTTGCTGCCAAGAAAATAAGCAACGGGGAAAGTGTTAGCGGATAGCACATAGTAATAAGCCTTATTTCGGGGGTTCATAGCTACGTATCTCTTATTCCCTAACCTGGCTTGACTTATCTTTAGAGCATAAATACGTGCTCTTTCTTTACTTGCGGATTGTAAGATGTTTCTATAGTATTTAACGTCTCTTCTTGTTAAATCCCTTGGTCGTATAGAAACAGTACCTATCTTCGTTTTAACGAAGACATGGTTATCTTCAAACGCTATAAACTCACCTGAAAAAGTCTTGTGAGTTTTCTTAAACGTCCACTCTCTAAGCCCCTCCTCTTCTCCTGGACCTAATGCTAGGACTGTCGTAATAAGAAATAGATTTAAGCTTTGCACCTTTAAAACCCTTTATACTAAAGTCTAATATCTTCCTTGGGCAAATCAGTCTGAGGGGGGGCTAGGGGGGTGGGCCTGAGGTGATAGCCATGTCGACTACCACCCTAGTGCCCAGTAAAACCCCCACATTCCCCCTCTAAACGCGGGTAGGGCATTAGGCTACTTTTGTATGGTGCGGTTGCCTTCCTTCCTTACCCGTCCAAGCAGAGCAGCCTACAGCTTACCTAGCTTACCGTCTCTATAGACTGCCCAGCTTAACATGCGTATGGGTCCCCTAATTCACTGTCTTGTATAACCCGTTCTATTATTTCTTCCTCTTTTAAATAGAATGAGCTACCAAATGTTTGTTTTTCAGTAGGATCCCAAGGCTCAACACAGTAGTCCCAATTACTTAACATAGCTGGATGGCTAGGACTGCTATCTTTCCCCCATATTTTTACTTCACCCGTTTCACATATTAACTTAGGTACTCTAACAATGTTTTCTAAATCATAAAGTAGCATCAGGTTGCCTTGCCTTGTGAAAAGTGTATTCAATATCAAAGGAATCCAGTAAAATCGAAGAACCATCTTGTTCTTCAGAGAATGTTATTTTGCCTATAAAAAAGTCTATTGTTATCATTTGTATTTTATCCCCCATTTTATACGTATCAAAATCTCGTTTGAGTGTACACCTTAAAAAAGACTCAGTCCCATCAATATTTGCCTGCCAGCTTTCGTATCGAAAAAGACGTAATCCGTATCTTACAATTAGTGGTTCCATTGTTACCCTTTAGAATGGGGTCTCCAAGTCATCATCACTTTCCATTTCTAAATTTAATTGGCCCCTATGCCCCATAATGTAAGCTACAAGCTTTAGAGTACTTTCAGTGTTTTCTGATCCTAGCCACCAATCAAGGTATGAAGCGGGAACGTCAGCTAGGGACTTCCCTTTATGCTTACCAAACCACATTTCATCACTGTCAGTAAAGGGCTCAACATTTTCTAACATCAGTTTTTACTTTCTTCAAAGTGTCCAATATGGGTAACTACAGTTCTCTTTTCACTCCTTAATAAGGCAATAGTTCGTGACATGCAATTAGGACAGCCCTCATAGGTTGCAAAATGAGTACAGGTATCACAGCGACAATATACCCCCTTTGTCTTGATCAAACAGTGTTTGCAGGAAAGATATTTGATCAAGGCATTCCAATATTTAAACATTTATCATTCTTCCTTTATGTAATTCTCTATCTCAGAAGCACTTAGATGCACTCTAACGTTCCGAGTATACACCTGACTATACTGTTTTTCAAAATTACGTCTTCTATTTGCAAATTCTAGCTCACTCCATGTTTTTCGTATTTTAGCAGTCTGTTTCCGTATTTCCCTCTCAGTAGGTAGAAATGAGATTTGTCTTCCTGCCATTATGAATTCCTTTTCATTTTAAAGTAAGAGTACCGTCTCCGTCCTCGTGTTTACTTTCCTTATCCTTTACCTTCTTCACTAGGGCTATTAAATCATCATCTAATTTAAAACTAAAGAGTAACCAGGCTTTAAGATCAACAAGAAGCTCGTCATCCTCTTCAAGACCGTGAGAGTCTTCAGGATGATTATTACATGCTGCTGTCATCATTCCCCTCGGATCCGCTGGAGTTCGTCGCGTGGCATTGCGGGCATGTCTTTTCGTGTCGTAATCCGCTGGCTCTGCTGTGGAACGGCTCCCCGCAAGCGGTGGTATACATATCCTGATAGCTGTTTACTGGTCCGATCATGTGTCGTCTCTCCTCACGCCTGTATCTTAATTCACAAAGCACGACGGTGAGCAACAGAGCTACACCGCTACAAATCCATAGCGTCCATCCTTCCATGGTTCCCCTAACTACATTCTTGCCAATTTTTGTTACTAATTTTATGAGATGCATAAATAGGCACAGTTAAATCTGATTCAGTTTCTTCAATGTTTTTAGTTAGCTCCTTAGTCCAAAAAGTAACGTCCTTTGTTGGAACAGAAAATAACCAACTATCATGAACTAAACAAAGAAGATGAGCCTCTGAGTCTTTAGTTCTCTCATGTAGACGTACAGTCATTTTCTTCATGAGATCAGCGGCGCTTGATTGAATAACGTTATTAAATGCCTTGAAATGAAACCTATAAGGCATGGACCGTATTCTTCCGAAAAGATTCTTGACGTATTTTAACTTACGTAAAGTATCTGATGCTCTCCAAGCAGTACGTTTTAATTCAGGAAATTCGCTATGGTAACGTTTGTATGCTTTAGAGCCCTCTATCTCACAGTATTCATCTATAGTAAGTCCTTCTGGTACTTTACTAAAATCAAAGGCAGACTTTAACATCTTTATGGTTTTTGGTTCTCCCATACCATAGGCAGAACCCAAGCTAATCCCTTTAGCTGCTTGTCTTGGTATATTACACTCTTTCCCCATCATCACATAAAAATCAGTAGTGGGATCATTTTGATACGATTTTAAAATTCTAGGATTCTTTGTATAGTGTGCAATGATCCTGTATTCAATTTGCTTTAAGTCAAAGTCAATAAAAGTCTTACCCTCACCTGGAATAATATAAGACTTGGCCATAGAGGGTAATTGTTGCATGTTAGGAGAAGCGCAAGACATTCTACCTGTACGTACAACTTGATTAAAACTACAATTAAGGTACGCCGGGTTGTCTTTAGAGCATTTAATAATATAAGGAACAACAAACCCCGTCCATAGTTTATAGGTCTCTCTGAACTCTTGAATTAGCTGTATAACCTCGTGTGGGGCCTTAGAAATACCCATATATGCTTTTAACGCTTCTTTGTTGTAAGAAGGTTCACCTTTCTCTGTTTCTTCTACAACAGGTAAACCGTAATGATTATATAGCAAATTGTAACAATCAGAATTAGTATGCGGCTCAATAAGAAAACCCGTTAAATTCTTTATCTCCCATTTAATACTATTTAGTCTTTCTCTAAATTTCAGATAGTCTTCAGCTAACTTAGGAATATCAAGCTGTAATCCCCTATCTTCTGTTATTTTAAGTATAGAAGTGACTCTTTGTTCGGTTTCCCAGACACTACAGCTTTCCTCTGGGAGAAGGCTTTTAAGTACTTGATATAGCTCTCTAGCATCTATAACATCTTGTCCTGCGTATGGAACCATTAAAGATAAGGGGATTACTCCATAGTCTTGACATTTTCTATTTCCACCTGGAGTAAATAAGTAAGATCTAAAAGCTTGTTCATAGTGCTCAACGTCTCTATATAAGTAGTCATGTACAAGATGCTTTAATGCGTATCTAAACCTATCGGAGTCTATGAGTTTAGCAAGAGTTATCAAGTCTATTAAATTAATTCCAGAGCAATCAACACCTGCCGAGATAGTTCCAACATGGGCGTCGTATTTAACATTAGAATTAACCCAATTCTCAGAACATTGTACAAGTCGTTGAAGGTACTTATTACACTTTGGAATATCTAAGTTAGACTCGACATCCAACATATTTCTTTGACGCAAAGGCATGTAATACGAATTTTTATGATCATCCCAAGAAAAAGCTGCTCCTAGTATTTGACAGTCCTTCCAAGGGTTTAGAGAATTAATATCATCTTGACCCGAAGTTGTTTCAAAGTCTAAATAAAGGTCTGTAATACTCTTAGGGATATGTGGTAATTCATCCAGACTCTGTATTAGGATCTTGTTTCCGTCGTATCTCTTCATTTTTTACCTTTTCAAGCATCTTAAGGAACTGCTGCTTTGCGTCTTCTTTTTTAATCTGTGGAGCATTAATCATTAATTGGCAGAGTGGATGAGTCTTTTTAAATTTCTCATGCCATTCAGTTGCTCTAGCAATAACCATATCGTAATAGAGCACTTCCCATCTTAGAATTTCTGGATTCCAGTTAATAATACAATAGTTAATAGTGTAGCCAACTCTAAATTCTTCTTCAGTCATCACAGCACCACTCATCAAGAGGTAGGGATACCAGATGAACCTCATCACACTTCTTACATCGATATCTTATCTCATTCGCTAATATTCTTGATATACTAACATGCCTAGGTTTACAACCACAAGACACTTGTCTTCGTATATTAGAAGAATGAATGTCTTTAACTAGCCCACATATATTACATTCCACCTTATAATCACGACCTCTCTTCTCAAGAATATGAAAAGGCCCAATATTATCTCCGGCTTTTAAAGTAGTTTCACACATGCAGTGCTGCTGTGGATTTTCATAGTCTTTTCCACATAGAGTACAACGAAAGACTAACTTTTGCTGTATCATACTATTCTTGCTCCTCCATAGATTCAACCACGGTTCTTAATTTAAGTTGTGCCTCCAATAAAGGAAGTGAGAAAGAAAGAGGGGACTCATCTAGTGCTAATTCATTGTCCAATAATAGGCCAGTGAGTTGAGCACTTAGAATAGATAAGGCATATTCAAACTCAGCTTTATTTTTCATTTCTAACATCATAATGCACCTCTTCTATACGTTGCAAGGTCTGTAGTAGGGCTAATCCAGTTGACTCAAATTTGTATAATAGTACTCCTTCATAGTTTTGAATTAAATTAGGGTAACGTGCAATATAGGCGGGAACCCCTCTAGAACTCAAACCTTTAAGTATCTTCTTTTGATGGGGTTCCAGTAAAGTCTTCACTCCCTTTAATTCGATCCAGCCACAATAGAAGGAATGTGCAATATATAAATCAGGCCATCCAGGTTGTTGGTATTGTTCTCCATGCGTATTTAAAACTAAGGCATTACACCTTCGTAACATCTTAACTATGGTCTTAGCCCACTCATTCTCTGTCATGTAACTTTTTATCCCTATAGGTTAATAGTAGCACCACACTAAACAACTTTTCTATCTCAGTTAACAATTTAATTGAGGGTTGCCTCATGTCTCTTTCTAAGAGAGAAATATACCCTTTAGTCACCCCTATCATTATTCCGAAGTCCTCCATATTTAGTTCATTTTCATCTCGTATGCTTTTGATAGTAACACCACATTTCACTTTTTAGCCCCTATACAGAGCTTCATGAGTTCTATCTGAGCTTCAAGACTTTCTTTCTTTACAGTAAGGCCGATTACTTTTGCTTCTAAAGCACTTTTATTCTCCAAGTACTCCGTATATTCATCTAAATCTGTCTCAGCCCTTTCAAGTATTGCTTCAGTAGTATTAATTTCTATGTGTAATAGCTTATCCCCATAATTAATATACTTTGCAAACAATATAAACTGCTCTGGTGTAAGTCCGCCTCTAGAATTCTTCATAGTTAGGTCTTCCTTCCAATCCATCTTTTTCTCGTATTTCTTTTAGTAACAACGTAAACTCTCTTGTCTTACGGTGAAATGTTTTCTCCCTTTTTAAAGCTTTCTGTCGAATTAGAAAAGATAATAGCTCTCTAGCTACGTCTTGTGGGTACGCTAATATGTCTTGAATAAAGTATACTGTAATTTCATCTGTTGCTAATAAATTCTCAACAAACTCTCTAGGGTGAGGAACCTTTTTAAGTATTCTGTGTACAACGGCGGTCTTGTCTAGGATATTTTCTGATTTAAATAGGGACGCACTATACTCTCTATATCCAAAAGAATCCTTGCTATACTCTGCTTCTAAAAAGTCACAGATATAATCCACATGACAGTTTCTAACGAATATTTCCTGCTCTCCATCTTCTCCAGCTTCGTTGTATGAAAATGTTCTTGCTGCCAAACTTGCAGAGAGCCTAGCAAGTTTTTCTCTAATACTACCCCTATCTGCTATAGGGATATCATCAGAAAATTTAGACGAAAACGTACTAGCTTTATTATGGACGTATTCTTCATCGTCGAAGATAGCAGTGTCTCTCGTCCAAGACCATAATACAAGTTCACGACATAGATCTGAGTTATACTTTATTGGATATTTAATCTTCCCAAAAGGAATATCATTAATATCTACCTCATTCCTTTCAAAGATAAAACAAGCATCAAACCTTCTAATGTCTTCAGGGTGTACAATTAACTCCCTTATAGCCTCAAGTCCATAGTTATATGAAGATAGGGGCCTATCCGATCTAGGGTTTGAAAGTCCAATTAACCGAGTACGAGCGTGAGTCTGCCGTTTTCTAATCTTTGTAATCTGCGCTATCCCACCTGAGCGCATTTCTGTTAAAGCAGAGAATACTTCTGGATGCATGCCCTTTAGCTCTTCTAAGATAACAAGTCTTTTATCATGTGTAGGTATCACACCCCATGATATAAAATGCCTATTACTTATGTCATCTACTCCACCCTTTAATCCTGCGACAGATGCAGTTTTACAGTCTACCTTCTCTCCTAATTGGTAATGATCCATTAAAGAGTCAACTGTACGACTTTTACCCTGTGCTGAATCCCCAACAATTAATATTTCAACCCATCCCTTTTGTTTCTTTTTGCCTTCAAAGTCTATAAATAAAGGGGAATGGTATGCTAAATCTACCGCCAGATGCATAGCTTGTCTTCTATATATCTGAGTTACATTAGCAGCAAAATCTAGATAAATATCTTTAAGCTTCTCACCAAGACTTTCTTTAGTCCACTCCTCAGGTTGGAAGATCTTTAAGATTTCCATATCATTACATTGATAGTTTGACAGAGAATCAGTAGCCTGCTTATAGTCGGATATTAAGAAACAAGATTGTTGTGTTTTAGGATGTGGATACATTCTACCACTAAAATCGTATGTTTCATTTAAATCTAACCCTTCTCCAATGCAATAGGCTATTTGCATAGAACGTTCTGTTGAACGGTTACTGATATCTAATTGCTCGGATAGGCGTACTTCTTCAAAATTGTAACTTTCTTCAGTTTCAAACGAGCATTTACGACAAGTTAAAGGGATTTTAACTGCGGACATTAAAACAAATTTCTGTCCCTTCTTAGGCGCTCCAATCATTTCAATTAATTCAGGGGACTCATTAGGAATTGAAAATATTTGATCTTCTTGAGAGAAGTTAACGGGGCATATATCACAAAACTTTTCACTTCTATCGCAAAGCACTTTAAGGGTTTTAGGAATAGAGAATGGAGAAGTGTCTAATTGAGAAGTAACTCCTTTGAATGTTATTCTTTTCCCCGTGAAATTGGCATGAACAGCTTGAGTGAGTTTCGTTTCCAACGCTTCTTCATTGGAGAGTATTTGAGTTGCGGGGAGCTGAAACACCCACTCTTTTGTGGAATGAAGTACTTCCAACAAATCCCCGCCTTCTCTGATGAAATCGTTAATGTCTCCTTTCGGATATGCGCTTTCATCAAGAGGTAATTTACAAATATAAACGCTCTCAGCAACGCGAGAAATCTTTTTAGCATGTTTTTCACTTGCTTCCCTTCCAGCGAAATCAATATCTAAACAAATCCAAACTTTGCATCCTCTAAACTCTTCTATCAGCTCATTAGGGAGACTAGCTTCACCTTGGGTACAACAAATTGCTCCTATTCCATGAGGATTTAAAAGATTAGCAGCTAAAATAGCTTTCATCTCTCCCCCACAAAGAAGTATCTGATCGTATTGTAGTTGTTCAATGGGAAATAATCTGGGTACTTTTCCAAAACCCGATTGATTGATTGTCTTACTTGAACTAGCTCCCGGTTTATACTTACGAATATTAACACAGTATCCTGAGGGATTAAAGATAGGAATCATTAACCTATCCTTAAATACCCCTATACGGTAAGATTCCATCATTTCTTCTGTAATGCATCTATACTTAAGAGCATCAACAAACTGCTTTGAGGTAGGCTGTCTTAGTTCTTTAACCCCTTTATCAATAGTATCAGGAGGAATAACTTTATCAGGAGTTGGGTTTAGTTTTTGATTTAAGGTATAAAATAGATTCCTAGCAGTGTATCCTAGTTTTTTTGCTAGATAATCTATAAAGCGTACAGAGGTATTGCACCCGTAGCACTTAAACATCTTAGACTCTAGGTATATAAAACCACTAGGAGATTTATCTGGATGGAACGGACATACAACTTTAACCTTCTCTCCATCTTCTTGATATTGTATTGTAAACTCTCGTAAAGCCTGTAGAGGATCAAACTGCATAATATCCTTACTTTATTTTCCTTACTAGTGACTCATTCAAGGAATGCGATTATCCGTAACCTTCAAGCCTTCTTTATACAGGATTCACAGGCTCTGATTTTACCTAAAGAAAGAGTATTCTCTTTCCATTTTCTACATATTGAACAGAAGTTTTTAAAGCCTAATACTCTCTTTCCTGGTCCCCTGGATCTACCTGCAAGACCTGCTTCTTTCCCGGCTACCACCCGTATGTTATGACTATTAATCTTCTCACATTTTTTGCATTGTGTGCCTGCTAAAATCCAGAGAGAAGGATCTTCTACTTTATTATTGCAATTTGGACAGACATGTTTAAGGGCGCTAATCTCCTTGATCTGTTTCTGTTTTCTTCTCCATTTCGTATAGAAGATCCTCCACCTATCTTCATCTATTAAACGTACTACTTCTATATAGGTTAAGCCATATCTTTCTGGATGAGACAAACCTAAATGACGACGCCCTGTTGTTTGATAATAATTCTTAGCGGGGGGTCTTGGCATTTACTCCTCCTTCTATGCAATATACTCAATCGTTCCCTTACTGCCCCTACCTCAATGATCCTGCCCCGGACTTGAACCGGGAATCTAAGTTACTTTATTCACTTCATCTTACCGTTCGACTACAGGATCAGTCTCTTTACGAGAAGTCGCTATTAAGAGTTTCCACCTCTGCTACATCTTCCTCACCTAAATCAAATTCAATCATTCGAGATACGTGTAACTTTTTATATGTCTCAAATAGTTCTTTGTTCCTTTCTACAATAGCAGGATCTACCCAAGGATTTAAAGAGTTGGTAATATCAAATCCTTTCCAGGTTCCAAGTTGACCGACAACGTCTTTAACAGTTGCCTGGAATCGGCAACAATAAATAGGTGCTCGCCGTACTTGCAGCAGTGATCCATACATAGAACCCGTCGTGTACTCCCCACGAGAGAACGACATTAACATTGGTAATTCAGCTACATCTGGATTATCCACCAATGTAATGTAATTAAGATGTTCGCAGTGGACTATCTTATATTCATTATTCTCTGGACAAGCTTCTCGCCTAGTATCCTTTCCTTTTGCTTTCTTAGCGATTTCTCCGTTTTCATCAAAGGATGATTCTCGAATAGGAGAAAGCTGTCCTTTCATTTGAAGAGGATTCCATGTAAACCAACTTCTGAAGAAGAAGATAGGTGTAAATTCAATTGGCTCTTGAGTATCTTCTGATTGTCCACCTCCAATCTTAATTAACATTGGTAAGACAACAATATCTCCATCAGTATATGGAGGTTTAACTGGTGGACCCGTCATTGTCTGCACAATCTTAATCATTGGCGGACGGACGACTTTAAGAATCTCACCTGTACCAAAATCTTCCTTCTCGTAACTGGTAAGATAAGAAGGTCTCTCCACACCAATCACTTTACGATTGTTATTATCAATATTACTGTCTTCAGCATTCATCAGTTCAGTCGCCATTGTCTGTTCTTTCCTCTTTTTGATTGTTTAAATATAAAAAGAATCAACTAACTCTTTACCTCAAACTCCTTTCATAATCGGATCTTTGATACTAGAATTGGTACACTCCCTGAAGCATAAAATAATAAACCACAGTAATAGCTATACCCCAAAAAAGGAAGAGCTTTATAGTAAAAGCAGCTACTGCCCTTGTTTCCTTATCCAACTTAATACGCTCTGTCTTAACTTTCATATCTTCGACCCTTTCTTTCAAAAACATTACTTACTTTACATTCTGCCATGTACGGTATTTAACTATCTGTAGAATTGTAGAGGTAGTGACATTAAATTTATCGGCCAACTCTCTAGTATTGCTTTTGGCGTATGACTCCCTATAGTAATTAGCACGAATATACCTGACATTCTCCTCTGTTAACTTAGCTACTCGACTATCCTCTCCAGCCGTTGCATAGAAACTCTTTAATTCATGGTAGACTTTAGGTTTTGGTACTTTCTTTATCATTACTCTGTAATCCCTTTCTTCTTTCTAAATGTGATTTTAGGTAATCCACGCATCGAACTAGGTTCAATCCCTGCAGGAGCTGGTTCTCCTCTTGCCATTATCTCAGTGCAATAAGATTCATAAGCCGGATAATGAACTCTTACTAGCTCCTTCTCATACACGTCCTCAGGAATCTTTAAGGCTTTCATCATAGCCCTATACTTCTCAGGATTAGATACTAACTTAGGCGGAGTTGCGGACATACGAATATTGACAGTTCCAGTCGTATGTTCCGTTTTCCAACTTTTAACACCTTTCTGTAATAGAATAAGGCATAACATAGCTTGAATCTTTGAAGAGAACTTTTCTAAGGACTTTCGTATTTCGTTAAGGTATTCAACACTTTCCCGAATAGCGTACCCTGTATCTAAAGCATCTTCAACATTTTCCGTTTCCAGATCACTAAGTCTAGTTGTCCACTTATTAAACAACGTCATACAGTCCACATATAGTTCTTTATCAATATCCCTCATTCAGCTACCTTTCATTTACTTTTCTAAGGTTGTTAACTTATCAATAATTCCTTGAACCACTACTTTAGTTTCTAAATCCTTTTCAAACTTCTTAAGAACTAAAAGCAGTTGAAGTAAGTCACTTTTACAGAGATAGACCTCTCCCCCGCTAGTAATAGATCTTAGGTTTTTTGACATTTAAAAGACCCCTTTCCATTCTCTTTCGATAGGCAGTGGATTTTGTTTAGAATGATCATAGGGTAGATCATACCTACTCGCACAGATAGGTCCGTATCCTCTAAATACAGATTCCTCATTAGTCAATTCTCTCTTACAGAAGCAACAAATACCTTTCTGTTTTCCTTCCTTGGCTATGCATTCAAACGGAGCTTTACTTAGTTCTACAATGAACTTAATAAGTTTATCAGAGGCTTTACTAGTAGGGTAGAACATATCGTCCTTAATGTATCCGCACCTACCATTATCATTTTTTACTCTAAGCTCCCCTTCGTGTATGTATATCTTACATAAATTAAAATGAAGAGCAGGATACTTTAATTCGGACTTCATAAAGGACGCTATCATGTCTTTTGTAAAATCAACAGTAAGCTCTACCGAGTCTATTTCATCAACCTCTTGAACTAGTTTATAAACCCAAAACCATTGAGAATCAGATAGCCTATTATACTTTCTATGAGAAGCTATCAATCCACTACTAAAAGTACTAGGTTTCTCCCTATTCTTACGATTCAAAGAAGCCATAGCGTCCGACATAGACAACGTACAAACGATACGCTCCCCTGTTTTAGGATTCACTACTTCGTGTCGGTCCATATTTAATACTCCGTAAGATCAATAGATGAGGAAATAGTAGTTGCATGTTCATTTGCCATAAAGCGTGCGGCAACCTTAAACGCAAAGTCTTGAAAATCCCTACAGCAGTCTGATGCTTCCGTTATATAATGAGAAATCTCCTCTAATACTACTTTTTGATTATCAATATAGTCTATATGTAAATAGACCGTGTTTCTTTCCTGGTATCCACTTAACTGGGCTCCTCCCTTCAAGGGAGAATCAAAAACTTCTAAAGTAGGTTTTTCCTTTCCAAAAGTAAGATCCTCATTTTTAAGTGAATGCCAAATAGTATCAAACGTTTCTCTTTGGTATAATTCAGCAGCTCTAGACTGTATCCCCGCAGCTTCTAGAGCATTAATCATTCCACTAGCAGACTTAACCCCTCCGTTCTCCAAAGCCCTACACCATCCAACAGGTAATTCAATTGCTACAAGCCCTTTATGCTTTAGTTGCTCTTTAAGGAAAGAGCTGCTTGTTACGATTGCCGACTTTCCATAAATAGAATAGAAAGCTTTAACACAGGCCGTTGAATTTAGACTAAAGGAACTAAATTGAGATTCAAAGGTCGGTTCGATTAAATTAGCTATGCTACTAATAACGTGCTTCATAGCCCCATGATCTTTATTTAATATGCTAGTACAATGCCCCGCTATACTACCCGAATCAAGATTCCTCGATTCGTCTATTCTCATAGTATGATCACCATTGTAGTCCAAAAGAGAATTGTATCCTACTTTTTCCGCTACGAATACTCCTTGTCGGTAGAGGCGCGGTAAAGAACATGTTTTTTTCTTAAAGGTAGCAACTTTTTCCTTCCCAGTTACATGCAAAAAGTTCTTTCCTAAGTTATTTACGTAATCCTTAATAGCTTTATTTGCTGGAACAAAGATACGAGTATGTCCTTTACGAAACTCCACAGTATTAACAAACTCAACTTTAATCCTATTCCACACTTGATTAGACTGGTCAAGAGCATTACTAATAAACTCCCTAATAGCCATAAACTCGTCTGTCCAATCAATTTCCCCTGCCCCTGTAGAGTACGATGTGCTGTGTTCAAAGGAATCAAGATTACGATCAATGTGCCTATAACATACTCTATCAAACTGGCCTAGTTTTGAATCAACATGCTTGGCATAAAACTCATAGACATCTTCATCGGAAGTAACCGTAGGATTAAGTCCTTCTCTTAACAAGAGAATAATACCCATTTTCGCACCTGAACCAAATTGTCCAATCTTTACTTCGCCATCTCTGGAGTCTGATAGCCCTAAAATCTCAAAAGATTCCTGGGGTGCTATTCCTTTATTCTCAATCATCAAATAACTCATTAAGCGTTCACTTTCTTAAAGGGTGACTAAATAGCTCTACGCGGTAATATAGGGGCATACCCTACTCCCATCCCTAGGGTGGCCCCCTATAGTATGTTATCGGCATCCTAGCCTCAGGTCTTTAGAGAATCTTTTATTTACTTCAAGAATCTTTTTCGAGTATTTTTCAAGTTTTCCTCAAGTGTGCTTTTAAAGGTTCTTTACATATAGTATTCAAAAAGGATATAACTTTGCGTAGCCTTTCTTTACTAGCCATTGATTGATATTTCTATCCCCTAACCAGATTTCAGCTAACCATCGTCCATACTTACCCCTTTGATCTTTATAGGTTTTGACAATGACTTCCTTTTTAAGGATTAAATCCATAAGAATACTCTTTACTTCAAGCCCTTTCTCGCGCTCTGACCCCCGTGTTTCCCATGCATCTATTCCATACAATCTAAATCTATCTTCCATAAAATGACGAAAACCCACATCTACCAAAAGATCAACTGTATCGCCATCAACTACCTTCAAAACCGTGGCAGTGTATTCGTATTTCAATTTAATATCCCTATCTAAGAAGGCTTAAGTTGTTCATTTTCATTTAACGTTATCATATTATGTTCCTTAATAAAAGCCTCTAAATCTTTACGTGAAATTCTCCTATGCAAGCTACCGGGTATTCTCCACCCTGGCAACCACCCATCATCTACTAGCCTACAAACTGTCTTACTAGACATACTCAATAGAATTGATACTTCAGTTGTAGTTAAAATATCCTTTTTATTCCTCATAATATAGTTCCATCGATCTTCTCAAGAGAATCTTAACGCGGGTAGACTATCGTGTATATGGTGGTTGATTCGGGTGTCGTGTTTTACCCTTATGCTATACTTATCGGCATACCTTAGGCGGGAGAATACATAATCTCAGCACTTTGAGAATAGTATTCTCCCACCCCTCATAAAACTAGGATCTATCAAATTCTAGCGGCTGATGAATACGACCAAGGATATCCTTAATATTTGTTAAATCCATAGCAACCTCATGTTTTCCATCTACTCTCTTTTTAATTTCCATATCAATCGAATTTGGTACAACCAGATCCGTAATCCTTACCGGAACCCTAGTTCCCTTGCGATGGGATCGATCCGATGATTGGAGCCGAGTAGCCAATGACCATCCTTGAGAGTAGTAAATCATGTGATCGCAATTAGTTTTATACTTATCAGGATGCAACGGATTGTAACCTAAGAGGTTAAGGCCAACTCCACCAGCATCGGGATTACCAACTAATACTCTTGTATTCACATCATTATTGAACGCATTCTTAGCCCGGTCTTTTGCATCGTCCGACATGCTACCGTGAAACGCTACCGCTCCAATCCCTTCGAGTTCTAGTCTAGCTCGTATTTGCTTAATGGACGGAATCCACTTACTCCAAACAATAACCTTACTATTACTCTCAGCTTTCTTCGTGCTTTCATTCCATTGCAAATCTACTTTGATAAGATCGATCAGGGCTTCTAGCTTAGGATTAGGATCAAACCTATCGATCTGCCCTGAAGTTGCATCCAATTCTCCAAAGTCGTTGAACGTCTTATCGTATACCTTAAACCCTGCTGTAATTTGAGACAACCTTAGGAGTTTAGTCAATATATTATTAACTGTCATTTCTTTAGGTTGACTCGGATTGTACTCATTTTCTATTTCTAGATAGATCTGATTACAAACCTTATTATAGAACGTGATTTGTTCCGCTGTCATATCACACTCTACAACATCAAATACTTTTTCTGGCAAGTCGGGCAACGCTTCCTCTTTAGAAACAAAATAAGCTGTCCTAGCCAATCTTTCTTTTAACAAGGGAACATTGTCAAAGTCTACTATGGTTTTCTTTTTGGATATTGGATCTTTGTCATACTTAGCGTGAAACTCCTTAAAGGCGTTGTAATTAGAAAAACCACTTTGATACTTTCCTAAGAACTCCCATTGGCTCCAAAGATCGAATAGGCTATTAACATAAGGCGTTCCTGTTAAAACTAGACGATTGTTACTGGCGTCTCTTAAGGCATGAGCCGATTTAGTGCGTTTAGCCTTTTGACTCTTTATATAGTGGGACTCATCCAAGATAGCCCAGTCCCATTTTAAATCTGAATTCAAGTCTACCCCTGCCAACTTTTTAAGACATAACGCCTCCTGCGTTTGTCGGAGAGCACCGTACGAACAAATAACAAAGCTAATTCGTTCGTTTGCTGGCGACCGTACTAAGGCTTCTAAGAGTAGTTTTTCTCTATTGACTTTTGTACCTTTGATCACAATAGTTTTATGAACCATATCAAAGGGCACGAACTTCTCTAATTCTTCCTGCCAATTAGTTCTAATAGACTTTGGAACGACCAAGATAACCTTGGCATGTTCTATTCTATGTTTAATGGTATGATTAACAACTGTAGATATAGCCGTTGCTGTCTTACCTGTCCCAGGAACCATGAATAACGCCATGTTACCCGTACTAACTGCACAATGCCTAGGAACCTTTTGGAAGTCTAATAGTGGGAATTTAGAATTTTCTACAAACGGTTGGGGCTCGCTCTTGTTTACACTAGACGCTGGAAGTAGGGAATTAGGCAGTTTCTTTAGGGCTTTGAAGTCGGCTATAATCTTGGCATTCATATCCTGTCTTTCCGTTAAATCTAGGATATGTCGCACCTTTTGACTTGTTCTAGCATCACCCAACTTAATTTGTTGCAAGGGCCATATATCATAAAGTAGGGTAACGTTTGAATCGGTCAAAGGAAAGTGATAAAGGTGCTCTTTAATACGACGTTTTTCAAAGAAACGTTCCGGTAGCCTGGTGGCAGAATACGACGTTGGAGCGTAATAATTGGGGTCTCTAGTACCGTCCGAGTTCTTACGCGTTCGTAGTATTTCAAGAGTTGTGTAGTCAATACCGTCCGGTCGAACGCTGGTCTTGATGCTAACAATGTGATCTTTGATTGCTGTTGGGTCTATCTTCCTAAACCTAACTTTAGTAGATTCTGACAGTAGTCTCATGCTTTCCTTCTCTATTGGCTATACTCAAACTAAATTAGAACAATCGAACGCGGATAGAACAATCGAACGCGGATGGCAGTCCTTGGTTACCCCCAGCATATACCCCTAAAGGGGTTTAAACCCTGGCTCCGTCCCCTTATTATACCCGGTGGTCAATAGGGCGGCTGTAACCCGTGGTAGCGTAAGGACTTACGTCGTACTAGACACTTGGTATTTGGTACAAACTACCCATCTTAACAGGCTATAGTGTTCAGCCATTTAGAGCCTTTTTAACTGAATCTAATATCATTTCTGAACCTTCAATTAAACCGGAAAGATAGTTATCAAAATCCCTATACCTATAATGTGCCTCTGGAATTCGATAGCTCTTGCCGTTGTTGTTCTGGATTTCAATCTGATACCTTGCAACGTCCGGCCTCATGACGCTAAGAACGCAGTTAAACCTATTGCCTTGGTGGACATTGTTCGATTTTAAGGCTTTCCGTTTAGCTGCCCTTTCTTCCAGTCTTGCCCTATCGTGACCATTTAAGGATTCCATCATATCTTGAGAGTAATTCAACGGAGGCGATGAGCTAGGCAGTTTATTAATGGTATTCTCAAACCGTTCAACCCGTTTTTCTAACCATTCTCTTCTGTTCATTCCTGCTTTCCTTCCATCAAGATTTCTTTAAGGACACTAGCTACTTTGTTACGAGTTTCGTCGCTACTGCTTTGATCCGCTGCCGACATCAAAGCAGTTAAAAACCGATCATGATATTTCTGGGGCACGCTGTCAAGCACCTTGTATATCTCTTTGCCGCGTTTTGACAAGAGGAACACGATTTTAGCACGTTCCGCCAGATACCGGGAGATAGACGAGTTTAAAGAGGTTAGATCAAACGACTCATATTTTTTTTTCCATTCATCCGCCTTAGCTTGAAACTCATCGGCTAGTTTTTGAAACTTAGCAGCCTGGGCTAGGGCGTAGGGCTTTGTTCCATTTAGTTCAATGGAATCGTGTCTTGTTTTTTCTGCCCTTTGCATCGAAATCATCGAATTTAAAAAGGCTAAACGGTCTCTCATTTCGCGTCTATCGAGGTGCTTCATTCGTTTAAATCCTCTAGGGTGGCAGTGAAAGCATGTTTGGATTCTTAGGGATAGGATAGTAGGGGGCCTACACTCTATCGCTAAGGATACCCAGATATTGTAACCGTCTGGGCAGCGGGTAAGGGCAAATGCTGGTATAAATTAGGGGGAATCAAGCGATCAGGTAGTTGTAAACTTGCTTTGTAGCTTGGCAAACACTCCTGAGATATCGTGACCCTTTGCAACCAAGGCTTCGATGTGGGCAATTACCACATCGGTCGACTTCATAACGTTCGCAAAGTCGTTTCTGACCGATGGATCCATCGTCCGCAATTCATCGCCCTTAGCAGTTGCCGCCGTTACAAAATGGGTATGATAGGCTTTTTGAAAATCCCAATAGTGTAGTGCGTCCTCGAATTCATTTTCTTTAAGTGGAGCAAAAACAGCCGGGTTGTATTCATCGGGGACCGATGGAACGGACCCAAGACTTTGAACTTTTGAACCGGTAGTCTCACTAAGGTGATCTAGATACGACTTTCTGGCCTTTCTTCCGCGTTTAGTTTTGGTGGTTGCTGTTGGGGTGGTTAGTTCGGCAGTTGCCATTGAAAGCCTTTCAAGCAATCCGCTAGACATTCGGCCAAGCCCTTATAGGGCTTGTAACCCGGTTGTCCATGTTTACCGTTCGTTCCTTCCTTCGTCTACTTATTATATCGGCTGTTTAGCAGTGAGTCTATAGCCTATTTTAAAAATAAGCTAATTTGTTTAGTTCAACGAAATTAATAAAGTCGGGGAGCAGGCAAGCCATGTGAAGGTCTTGGAGGCCGTTAGTGGTTTCTAAGGTGAATCCTCGATGTCTCGGGCTTCGCTCGTTAGAGGGGACGTAGGGTCCGGGTAAAGGGGTGGAGGGGGTGGGCCGCTAGGCTGGTTCAAGCGGTAACAACCAGTACATCTATGGCATACCTGCAGTGTTATACTAGTATACGCAACAGTACTCTGTACTTTACTTACTCTGTTTTGTTTTGAAGTACTTACATACACACAACAGAGAGTGTGTGTATGTAGCTTGTTTTTTTTTTTCTACTTTGTGTTTGAGGAAAAAGGGGTAGTTTTGCGTCGCTCACCTCTAATATGTTCGATTCTCGTACAGTCTATCTTACCTATCTTAACATCCCCCAAAAAGTGTTCAGAACTAATACACATGCTTTACTATAATTTAATCTAAAATGTTTTAATTATAGTATTTTAATTCCCCTAGAGTTTCGATTTAGATAAACTTATCACCTTATTAGGTAGTTCTAGCCCGAAAAAAACGTATGATGTGGGCTAGAACTGCCCTATAATGCGATTAGTTGCTTAAAGATCGTTTGTTTGCTAATTCTACAACTCGCTCCCGATGATATTCAACGGCTTTGATGGCGTTAATTAGTCCTAAAGACGTTGGGCTTTCATCATCATTGTCGATTGAACGGTTGACCGCATTAGCATACCCAGATTGCCAAAAACGGAAACTATCAAGCCAGTAATTTAACTTCTCTAGATGATATTCAACGGAGTTGACTTTAGAAGTACCCGGAGCACTCATCATACATGCCATCTTTGTAAATCCTTTTGCTAGGGTTAGGGTTAGGGGTTATCCCCCTATAACGTATTATCGACTTTTTGACTTCGACTCTTTAAGCTCTTCCGCTCCTTTGTCCAACTTTTTGATTTCCGCAAGCAACAACGCCAGATATCGAGGGGTGGAGTATTTCCAAAGTGGGGGATACTCTTGGGGTTGATGGGTGTTAGTTGTCATAGGGTTATTTCCATTAGTTCCAATACGCCAGGAACCAGCCTCGCCAGCTCGTTGCGTAAAGTACAGAGTTTTTTTGATGTCGCCCAATGGTTCGGCGGTAGTTGGCAGAATACGTCGTAGTTAGAAAGATTCGTAAAGCCTTCCCACACTTGCCAAGCGTACCCATTATCCGCATCGCCTTCGTTGATGCATTCTAGGTAGATCCCAGAGCCTATCTTGATTCGCACTTGAACTAGTACGCGGCCTTTATTCCTACTTACTGTGAATGAGTATTTCATTCCTTGAAGCCTTTCAAACGTTAGTGTCTTCGGTATCCTCTACTTAGTTTATCGGCTCTTTGATGGTTGATCTTGACTAATTCTATTAATAAATAAGACTCCGGTCAGAGTCTTATTCGTTAAAAGAATGTGATGGTCTTTGGTATCCTCCGGTAACCTCAATATCCCGCTGCTTGGGCGAATTCATCATAGACGCCATCGTTTCGGCTTTCCTGCCATGCTGGCCAGATAACGCCTCTCCATGTCTCTGGGTTGTCGCCTTCAGTGTAGGGATTATTTCCGCTGGCCAGCTGCCGACGTAGTTGAAACACCAAACCGCCCTTTGTTGGGTAAGATGAGAGCCTTTGAGCTAGATGACAACGGACTTCCCCGCCTGTGGTCAATCGACCGTCACAGTCGCAGCCATCCGAGCACCACTCGCGATATACGGCGGCCTCATCGTCTGGATAGTGCCAAGTGGTTGATTCGCTATGCCATCCCTCATCGGTTGATTCGTTGGTGAAGTGTTCGAGCCGCTGCCCAGGCTTGAGTGTGAGCTTGACGGGACCGTCGTTGGCGTAAACCCAAAATCGTACGTTTGGTTCGGTCATTTTGTCCATTCTAATCACTTTCCGGTTGGGGTGGAGTAGTGTCTAGCCTGGCACATTGCGAGTTGAGAAACGAACGCTACAGCCTCCAATCAGGAGGAATAGCTAGCGTATAGTTGATCCAGCGTAAAAATTTCCTCATGCTTGCACCTTTGGGGGTGGTAACATGGGGATGCCTCTTAAACCCATAAAAGTCTGCAACCTTCCCGTTGTCCAGCCTTTCCATACCGTGACACCTTGTACGGTTGTGATATACACTGACACATCTTCCCCCGCATTCCAGGCCCTAAGCCACATGCTACAGGCTTTCTCGATACTTTTCTTGAGGCCAGTTGTGCGGCCCTGTGATACCCATTCACTGTATCGAAGTCCTTCAGGGGCACCTTGGTAGGTACTCATCCAAAGCACATATCTACCGTGTTTGATTTGACGGGTTGAAAGCTCAATATTAGTTCGTGCCATGTTTGCAAATCCTATCTAATGTGAGACTCGCAACGTGCCACACTAGACACTCTCTTGCTATGCCCTTACGATCGTCCTACCATGCTTAGCGGTATGACCGGGGGTCACCGACTCTAACCGAATTGTCAAAGAACTAAATCACCACTTGAGTGGTGAGGGCTTCGTCCTTAAACGTCGAGGACTCTCCCGACGATAATGAGGAAGCCTACAAATAGACAAACGCTGAACATTGAAATCCTAAAGAGGTTTGACGAGTAAAGAACTCGACTCGCCTTGCTTCCTTCCTACTTGTGTTATCGACACCTGAGCTTTGAATCTTGAGTCGAACCAGAAAGATTCGACTCGTCTCACTTCCTTCTCTTCTCTTCCTTCTCTTCTCTTCCTTCCTACTTGTGTTATCGACACCTGAGCTTCGAGTCTTGAGAGAAAACAAAAAGAATATTCTTGAGTGAAAGTCAAAAGTTTCTTCAAACTAATTTTCTTTTTTTCTTCTCAAGACTCATAGCCCAAATGTCGATAACATAAGTAGGAAAGGGTTTCCAACACTACCAACCCCTCTGGAGTCTCTCGCGTATGCCTACCTTGCGTGCCCCCCGGCCTCCTGCCCCCCGGCCTGCTGCCCCCCGGCCTGCTGCCCCCCGGCCTGCTGCCCCCCGGATCCTTTGGCGAACGTTG